TGAAATGGCCGACCTCATCACCTACGCGCAGGCTTGGGCGGTGGACAACGATGTTCCGCTGCATGACGGGCGCGAGTGGAGGAATGTCGCGTGACTAGCCCGCTCAAATCATGGGCCGCGCGTCGCGCCAAGTGTTGCATGGCGAGACCGACGAAGGCCGAGCGCAGGGCCGCAGCCGCCGTGCTGGTTGCGCACAACCTGTGGCGGCGCGGCGACGAAACACTCGAAATGACCTGCCCGCGACTACTCGGGCTGGCGCTGGAAGTCGCTATTGCGGCGCTGCATGGATCGATGAGGAAAGCATGAAGGCCAAGCGCGCGACGAACCTACGCCAGCAGGCCGCCGACCGGACGTGCCAAGTCCGGCTCCCTGGCTGCCGGCACGCGCCGACCGTTCTCGCCCACGTCCGCCTGAGCGGAATCAGCGGCATGGGCATGAAGGCCCCTGACCTGCTTGCTGCTGTCGCGTGCGACTTTTGTCACAAAGCGTTTGACGTTCATGGATCAACTGGAATGAACCGCGACTTTGTGGACAAGTGCTTCTACGAAGGCGTTCTGAGAACGCAATACATGTTCATCAAAGAAGGATTGGTGAGCTGGTGAAACACAAGATCGTCATGGCACAAGAGCCGCAGGTAATTCCTAGCGGAAAGCAGAAGAAGCAAAGCCCCTGTAGAGCATGGTTCCTCAAGCATCCCGACACTTTTCGCGCCGAGGTAGCGACGTGGTGAAGATATGGATTGAATACAAGGTGATAAGTGCCGCAAACGCACGCGAACACTGGACTGTGCGCAACAAAAGAGCGAAGGCAGAGCGCGCAGAAGGCCGAAATGCCGTCATGGATTCGAGGTTTTGGCACTCAGACCTCCCCAGTCGTCCGCTAATCGTCACGTTCACCCGCATAGCGCCGCGCGCTTTTGATGACGACAACCTCGTCGCGGCCTTCAAATCTTGGCGGGATGGCGTGGCCGACGGCCTAAACATCAACGACCGCGACCCGTGCGTAACTTGGCGGTACGCACAGCAGAAGGGCAATCCGCACGAGTACGCCATGACCATCACCATTGAGGACCGGGAAGCCGCATGAGCAACATATTCGACCTGGGCTCTATCCACACCCGCGACCTGCGCGAGCTGGCCGAGGACATTGCCAAGAGCCTGCGCTACGGCAAACTATCCGGGCGTAACCGCCATGTCGCCATTGACCGGCGCGGGCGCGTCTACCTCGAACACCGCGAAAACGTGCCGCCCGAGGACTGGTTCGGCTACTACGGTGTCGTAAACGAGGATCAAGCGTGCCTCAAGCGGGCACCAGCGAGGACGCCGGAGGAAAAGGAGCGCATCGGGGCCGCATGGCGGGCCGTGATCGCTATACTGGAAGAAGACCTGCGTGCAGAGGCGCAGGAGCGCCAGCTTGGGAGCGCCTCGTGAAGGCCAGCACGGACAGCGCCGGCATGACGGACGCCGACCTCGCGCACGCCGTCAGCTATCACGACGCTCTGGCCGACAGCTATCGGCGCAAGGCGGAAAGGGCGGATCACCCTGCTGTCCGCGAGGCTAGCGCCCGGCTTGCGGACAGGCACCGGCAGGCTGCGGACGAGTGCCGAGCCGAGATCGAGCAGCGGGGGTTCGCCGTGTGAAAAACCAGCCAGCCCGACGCCTTTCGTCGTTTACGCCACGCTCCGTGGGTCTGCTCGGTGCTGGCACCGTTGAAGCAATCAGCCAAGCAATCCACCGTCGTGCCATCAACAACCGGGCGGATCGCGGCAGTGCCACGGCGGTATTTGTCTGCCGTTCTGGCCAAGTATTCGCCTTCGACCTTGATTCACTGACCGCCAACTTGTGGATGCGAGACCGAATTGACCTACTGCTGGCGGTCATCGACCCGAGTCGGCCCGACTACTCGGCCAACTGGCTTGAATCGACATTGCGCGATCAATTGGGGGAAACGAAGTGACGACCATGAAGCCTAAGAGGCCGCAACCAAAAGGAGGGAGCCGCAAGGGCATCCCGAACAAGGTCACGGCCGAACTCAAGGATATGATCCGGCAGGCGCTCGAACGTAATGGCGGCGTCGAGTACCTCGCACGGCAAGCCGAGGAAAACCCGGTCGCGTTCATGTCACTGCTCGGCAAGACCCTACCGAAGGAACTGACCGGCAAAGACGGCGGCCCGATTGAGGGCAGCGTCACCGTCCGGGTTAGCTGGCACGACGCGCCCCTGCCGTGATTGACATCCGCCTACCGTCGAAGCTGAAGCCGCTGGCGGGCATCTGGCAGCAGCCCAGCATTCGCCATGCCGCCATCTACGGCGGTCGCGGCTCGGCCAAGTCGCACACGGTGGCGACGGTCTGGCTGCTGCGGGGAATGGAGCACCGGGAGCGTGTGCTCTGCTTCCGCGAGGTTCAGAAGTCGATTCGTGATTCCGTGCATCGCCTGCTGGCGGACAAGATCGACGCCTACGGCCTGCGCGACTTCTATGAGGTGACGCGTGACGAGATTCGGGGCGCGAACGGCACGCTGTTCCTGTTCGCCGGCTTACGCGACCATACCGCCGACTCGATCAAGTCGTTCGAGGGCCTGACCGGCGCATGGGGCGAGGAGGCGCACGCCATCACCGAGGACAGCGCCCTCAAGCTGATTCCGACGGTGCGTGGTAACGACAACCCGAAGATCATTTGGACGTGGAACCCGGAGGACGAGAAAGATTACGTTCACAGTCGCTTCGTCGTGCGCGGCGACCCGACTGCCTTGGTCATCAAAGTCAACTGGCGCGACAACCCGTGGTTCTCACCAGCCCTCGAAAGCGAGCGCCAGCACCTCAAGGGCATCAACGAGGACTTGTACCGCCATGTATGGGAGGGCGAGTGCCGCAGCGCCGCCGGCCTGCTGTTCAAGCGCCACTGGTTCAAGTGGTACGACAAGGCTCCCGAACGCCTGAACCGCTACCTCGCCAGTGACTACGCCGTGAGCGAGGGTGAGGGCGACCACACCGAACACGGGATTTTCGGCCTCGACGAACGCGGCGACCTGTGGATAACGGACTGGTGGTACGGCCAGACCGACCCCGAGACATGGATCGACGCGGCCTTTGCCATGATTCGCCGACACAGGCCGCTGGCTTGGTTCGAGGAAAAGGGCGTTATCCTGCGCGCCGTCGATGCGGCGATCACTAAGCGGATGCGTGAGCGGCAAACCTTCGTTGCCCGAAACCCTATCGCCAGCGCCGGCAACAAAGCCGAACGCGCCCTCGGCTTTGCAGCACGCGCCAGCGCCGGCACCGTCTGGCTGCCCAAAGGCCAGCCGTGGGCCGAGCGGCTGGTAAACCAGCTCTGCGCGTTCAACGGCGAGGATGGGCGTCAGGATGATGGCGTGGACGTGTGCAGCCTGCTGGCTCGCGGACTCGACTCAACATTCAACGCGCGCCCTGAGCCGACCAAGATCGCCAAGCCCCAGCCCGGAACAATGGACTGGTTCGACTACCTCGACCGACAGAAGTCGGGTGACGCCGCCAGGGCGGCTTCTTATTACAAGTGAGCCATGCCATGACCATGAACAACGCCTTCGCTGCCCTCGACGCCGGCCTCGCCAACGTGTCCGACCCCATGCGCGAGCAGCGCCGTAGCCACGTCAAGGCCCTGTTTGAGGCCATCGACGCGGCGCGCAAGTTCGATGAGGAAGCCCGCCGGCAGTACGCCAAGGATCGCCGCTACGCCCGAGGCGACAGTGGCTTCGAGGTGGACAGCAACATCATCGGCACGTTCATCGAGATTCTGACGGCGTTCCTGTACGCCCGCGACCCGGATGTTGACGTGCTGCCGTCGGAGGCGGCATCGCCGCCCGACCAAGACGCGCTGCGCGATGCTGCCGAGCAGCAGGTCACGGGCGGCGACCCGATGCTGTTGCAAATGAACGAAGCGGCCGTCACGCATGAGTTCGCGCAGATGCAGGCCCGTTACCGCAAGCGCCAGCGCGACAACAAGGCGTTTTCCGAGACGCTGACCATCGTGGTTTCGCGCCTGTGGCTCGACGCCAAGCTCAAACGGCAGGCGAAGCGGTGGGTTCGCTCTTGCCTGACCATCGGCGTTGGCTGGCTCAAGGCGTCATGGCAGACCCGAACGGCCGCCGATCCGATCATGCGTCAGCAGATCAACGACCTGCAAGACAACATCAAACGCGTGACCGCGTTGCGCCAAGAGCTTGACGACCCGCAGGCGTGCGCCGACATGGACGCTAAGCGCGAACATTACGAGCAGGCCCTTGCCGGCCTGCAATCCAAGGCGGAAAGGGTCATTGCCCGCGGGTTCGTGGCCGACATGACGCCCGCCGAGGACATTCAGGTCGCTATCGACATTCCCTGCTTGTCGGAGTACGTCGAAGCGCCGTGGATCAGCCACCGCAGCTTCCCGCGCATCGAAGAAGCGAAGGCCATGCTCGGCCTGACAGACGAGCAAATCACGAAAGCCGCTCGCTACAGTCAGCGCAAGCCCATCATCGCAAAGAACGTAAGCGCCGCCGTGGCCGACGACGTGAGCCCGGACGAAGCTGACCAATACACGGGAGGGCAGGCGAGGCTCGGGGATGCCGAAAAAGCGATAGGCGAGTGCATCCGCGTCGAGGAGGTGTGGAGCCGAGACGACAATCGCGTTTACACGCTGGTCGAGGGCTTGGACGACTACGCAAAAGACCCGTGGAGTCCGAAGCCGACGACGCGGTTCTACCCCTTTTTCCTGCTCGCCACGTCAGAGACGGACGGTCAGCGCCACCCGCAGAGCCTCACGTCCCGAAGCTACCGGCTGGTAGACGAGTACGCCCGCGTCCGCACCAGCTACGCCGAGCATCGCCGCCGCACCCGCCCAAAGACCGCATTCAACGCCGCTGCGCTGGACGAGGGTGAGGCGAAGAAGCTGGCCGGCGCTGTCGAGCAGGAAATGGTGGCTGTCCGCATGAATGACCCGGCTGGACGCATCGGCGACGTGATCCAGCCCATCGCCTACGCCGGACTCGACCCCTCGCTCTACGAAACGCAGAGCATCATGGGGGAGCTTGAGCGCATTTGGGGCGTGCAGGAGGCGCTTTCGCAGGCCATCGTAACCCCGAAAACGGCCACGGAAGCCGAGATTCAGCAGGCCGGCTTTCACGCCCGCACTGGCTCGATGCGCGATGCACTTGAGGATGCGCTTTCCGAGCTTGCGATTTACACCGCCGAGGTGGCGCTTACCAACATGAGCCGATCCGACGCCCAGCACATTGCAGGGCCGGATGCGTTCTGGCCAGAAGGGGTGACTGCCGAGGAACTGACCACTTTGGCGCGCGTGCAGATTCGTGCCGGCAGTTCCGGCAAGCCGAACACCACGGCAGAACGCGAGGCGTGGGCGGCCCTGCTGCCGCTGTTGCAGCAGTCGATCCAGATGATTGCCCAGCTTCGGCAGTCCGACCCGCTGGAAGTTGCCGACAAGCTGGAGGCCTTGTTGCGCGAGACAGCCACCCGCGCCGGCGACCGCCTCGATATGGATCGCCTCGTTCCCCAGCCCGGCGCGATGCCGGTGCAACTCCCTCCGCCCGGAATGCCCAGTGCGCCCGCCAACCCCGCAATGCCGAGCGGCCCGATCGGCTCGCCCGACGTACAGCCGCCGACCGCCGACCCACTCAAACCCGCAGGAGCCGCCTAATGGAACCCACTGAGAACGCCGCCCCCGAAGGTGCAGCCGCGCCCCAAGACTTTACGGCTGGGGCAATTGAAGCGATGGACAAGGCGCTTGCCGCCGAGGCCGAGCCGACAACACCCGAGGTTGCAGAGCCCGCCTCGGAAGGTGCGAATCCCGCCGACGTTCCGGGGGACAAGCCAGCCGCCGCGCCTGCTGAAAAGACCGTGGATGAGGAAGTGGCCGAATACGGCCTCAAGGAGAAGTCCGCCGCTCGCTTCCGCGAACTGTCAGGCTACAAGGCGGCGTTCAAGGAGGCTGGCATCGAGAAAATCGAGGACATTCCGCGCATCGTTGAGCGCGCCCGTTTTGCCGACGAACTGGAAAGCGCAATCTCGGAAACTCGGGCAACCCCCGAGCAGTACGGCCAAGCGATCAAATACCTTGCGCTGGTGAATGGCGGCGCGGAAGGCATGGCGCAAGCTTACGAGATCATGCAGGCCGAGCTTGCGGTCTTGGCCAAAGCGCTCGGGCGTGAGGCCCCGGGCATCCACGATCCGCTGGCCGAACATGACGACCTGCGCGAAGAAGTGGAGTCTGGCGACATAAGCCGGAAGCGCGCCCTCGAAATCGCCTCGCAACGGGCTGCTGCTGGCCTGTCCCAAGCGCAGGCCGAGGCGCAGCGACAGCAGGCGGAAAGCAAACTGGCCTACGACCGCGCCATCGCCGACCTAAACGCCCTCGGCGCGCAACTCAAGGCCAGCGATCCGCACTACTCGACCAAGATTGCCGCACTGAAGCCGACCATCGCCCTTATCCGCGAGCACTGCCCGCCGAACCAATGGGCTGCGCGAACCCAGCAGGCGTATAGCCAACTCGTCATCGACGCGCCCGCTGCGCCACTCCCGCCGCCTGGGCCGGTGCGCTCTGTCCCCGCCTCTGGCGTGGCGATGGTCGCAGAGCCGAAAAGCGCGATGGATGCGCTCGAAATGGGGCTGGCTGCCGCCTCGCGCAACCGTTGACATAATCAGAGCGGCATGTACTCTTGGCCACGACATTGCGCGAGGCCGTTCTCTGCCCGCCTGTCACCACGCTGCGATGAGCCGGGTTCGCATCCGGTAGCACCGAAAGAGGCGTCGTGCCCCTCGACGTGGATGGAAGCCACCCCATCATCACTTTCGAGGCCACGACCATGCCCTTCAATGCCGCGCAACTCGCCATGGGGTCGAACACTCAGCTCGACTACTTTGCGAAGAACAAGCCTGTCGATCAGGTCAACACTTCCCACCCGCTGCTCAAGTTCCTTATGGATCGCAAGCAGTTTTCGCCGGGTGGCAACCAGTTCTATGTCGAGCAGCTTTACATCAGCAACGACTCGAACTACCAAAACTACTTCGGTGCCGGCCAAGTGACGTACAACGAGCGCGACGGCATCCGTCAGGCTCGCTATCCTTGGTACAACCATCACGACGGCTTCGGCTTTGACGAAGATCGCCTTGCGGCGAACGGCATCATCCTCACCGATGACGGCGAAGCTGTTGCCACGAAGGCCGAAAAGGTGCAACTGACCAACCTGCTTGAAACTGGCTATGACCAGCTCAAGAAGTCGATTCACGCGGGCTTGGCGGACGAAATGTGGCGTGACGGCAGCACCAATGCCGATGCTGCGCCCGGCGTCGATGCGCTTATCAGCACCACGCCCGCAGTTGGCACCGTTGGCGGCCTGAACGCCGCGAACTTCACTTGGTGGCGGAATAACGCTTCCACGGGCATCGCTGCGGCCAACTTGGTCGACCAGATGGAAATCCAGTGGCGGGCCTGCACGCGCTTTGGCGGCGAAGCCCCGGACTTCATCGTCTGCGGATCGGAGTTCTTGGACACCTACCGCCGTCAGGCTGGGGTGACGATCAACCGGCGCATCGAGACCCCGCAGCGCGGTGGCGTCAGCCTCGACGCATCCACCGATCAGGTGTTCTTCAAGGGCATTCCGCTGGTGTGGGATCCCACGCTTGACACGCTGGACGCTCGCTTTGGCACGCCTCCCGTGCCGTGGATTCGTCGCTGCTACTTCATCAACAGCAACCACCTGAAGCTGCGCCCGGTTACCGGCCAATGGATGGTCAATCGCAAGCCGGAGCGGGTCTACGACCGTTATGTCCACTACTGGGGCATGACCTCGAAGTACCGGCTGACGACCAACAAGCGCAACGCCCACGCCGTCCTGTCTGTTGCCTGACCCAACGAGGGGCGCTAACCCCGCCCCTCCCACCAAGGAACCGAGCAAATGAATCTCCTGACCCTCAATGGCACGACGGCCATCCCGCTGAACCGCTCGCCGTTTGCGCCCGGAAGCAACCGCAACGTCGTCATCGCCAACCTGTCGGGCGCGGCCGTCCAAGTCCGCAGTTCGACGGACGGCGGCGCGACGTGGGCCAACCTCGGCGCTTCGCAGCCCACGGCCACGCTGGTGCAGATCAACATCCCCCAAGGGGCCAATGCCCTGAGCCTTGCTGCGGCAGGCACGGCTTTCGTGCTGTCCGCGCCGTAATCCAACCGACCCGGAGGAGCCCCGGATGCCCATCACCTACAAGACGTGTCTCGTGATTGTTGACCGAGACACCATGCAGATTCCGACCGAGGTTGCCGAGCATGAGGTGCCCATTCTGGAGGCAATTCATGGGCGAGGCGCGGTGACGGTTCTCGAAACCTACGACGAAGGCGCTGAGGTCGAATCACCGGATGCCGAGCATGCGCGCCTCAGGCGGAAATACACGCGCCAAAACACCAACCCCGTTTTGAGCGTGTTCCCCCGTGGCCCGTCCGACTTGGCCGCAGCGTTGGGCGTGCGTTACGCGCCTGATGCGAACGACCCGGACGTCCAGCAGGCGGTCATCAACACACCGCGCCCAACCCGGAATGCGCCTGCGCCGGATGCCGAGCCTGATGAATCTGATGCGCCGAAGCCTCGGCGCGGCAGGCCGCCGAAGGTCGAGGCTGCGGAAACCTGAGTAGTTTCACGGCGGGGCTTCGGCCCCGTCGATCCATTCAGCGAGGAAGCTAATGTCGGGATTCAACTGCGCCTGCAACGATGACACGACCGGCTTCGACACGCTTGCCACGCTGCGCGAGCGGCTGATGGTGCGGCTAGGTTTTGCGGCGCAAGTCATCGCTCCACCACCCGGCATGACCGAGCTGCTGACCAGCTTCCTTCAGGAAGCGCAGATGTTGATCTACACCCGTCACCCGAGTGCGCGAACCGAGCGCATCTTCACATGGCAAATGACCATGGGGGAGCGGCGTTACGACCTTGCCGTGAATCGTGAGCAGGACAGCAATAACCCCGAGGGGCAATGCACGCGGCGGCTGAACCCGGATCGCGTGACGTGGGTGGGTGTCGAGCGTGCCGGCCGCTGGTACGAACTCAGACACGGCATTGATCCGTCCCTTTACACGAACAATCGCACTGGCTGGCCGGAACGGTACGAGATTCGGCAGTGCATTGAGGTTTGGCCGGCTCCGAGTGATTCGACCATGCTGCTGCGGGTCAAGGGGCACTTTGGCATCGACCCGTTTACAGCGCCGACCGCCCGCACGACGGTGAACTCGACGCTGGTGTTCCTGCTGGCGCTGGCGAACGCGAAAGCGCACTACGGCCAGCCTGACGCTGGTAACTATGTCGGTCAGTTTGAGCGCCACCTTGCCGAGATTGTCGCCAGCACGCATCGCACGGGGCGTTATGTGCCGGGGAGCGCTGTTGTTTCAGACCGGGCCGTCGAACCGGTATGGGTTCGACTGCCGTGAGCCGTCAAGTCACCCTCAATGCCGTGCAGGCTGGCATGACCCGCCTGCGCGACAAGGGCGGCGCTAACCCGAACAGCCTGTTCGAACTGACGAACGGCTATGTCACCGCCGCCCGCACAATCCGATCGCGCCCTGGAACAGTCCTGCGGGCCAGCCTCCCGGCAGAAACGCGTGGCTTATGCACCTACATGGGGAAGCTGACCACGTTTTGCCATCGCCCAGTGGTGGTGCCTGATGGATACTCGGTGGAGATAATCGGGCATCCAACGCAAGCGGACTTGGCGCTTCGGGAGATTCATTTCGCCGCACCGTTTCTCGGCTTCCTCTATGTGGTGGCTGAGTTTGCAAACGGGGACGTGTTCCACTTCTGGCTTGAATCGCTTGTTCCGTGGCAGGCGGGCGCAACGATCTTGCCGGGACAGACGGTAAGCCCGACGGTGACGAACGGCTACCTGTACCAAGCATCGCGCACGGATGTTCCGGCGCAGCTTTGGCAGCCGAACATCAATCGCGGCGTTGGTGATGTTGTTGAGCCGCGTGGCGCAAATGGCTTCCGCTATCGCGTGATTGCCACGTTCGGCAGCAGGCCGGCGAGCGGCGCGGATGAGCCGGCGTGGCCGACGACGCCGGGAGGAAGGGTCGTCGAATCAACAACTGCGCCTGAGCAGCCGCCTGAGCCGACGCCCGTTGACCCGACTACGCCAATCCGCGAGGAATTGTCGGATCGGTACTTTGACCTCGTGACCGGGCGGGTGCGGCGATGAGCGCTTTGTTCTGGCGGCCCGGCACGCTCTACCCCACTGGCTCGGTTGTTCAGCCTACGGGAGTGGTTGGGCCGCCCGCCCCGCCGAGCATACAAAATCCGGGCTTCGAGTCCGGGGCTGCGGGCTGGACGATCACGGGGGCTTTTGTTCATGCCGCCGCTCCGGGGGCCTTTTCCGGCGCGAACGTGATGCGGCTTGTTGGCCCAGCGGCGAACAGTTCGCTGGTGTCGAATACCGCCTTCCCCGTGACTCCGGGCCAGAGCGTCAGCGCCGCCTGCCAAATCAGGATTGATAACGCCCGCGATCAAGTGGGCGCGACCCTTGTCGTGATTTGGTATGCGGCGGATGGCAGCACTATCCGGGCCAGCGAAGGAAATCAGGTCAATGTCCTGTCCCGCGGATGGACGATAAGCTCTGTTGTTGCGGTTGCGCCGGCTGGCTCGACAACGTTCCGAGTGGGCGTGTTTGCGTTCGCCTTGCAGCCCGGCACGATCATGGTGGACGCCTTCGCCCTGACGGCCTACACCCCGCCGGCATCGGCATCGCGGCTGCTGTTTCGCGCCACCCAGCCGCAGGCAGGCACGAGCGGCGCGACGGAGCCCGCGTGGCCGTCTGTTGTTGGCGTCAGCATTAATGACGGGTCAGTGACGTGGGAAGGGTTCGAAGCAAGCGCCGTGCTGTGGGAGGCCGAGCCGATACTGGTCACCGGCACCACGGAGCCGGTGTGGCCGACGACGCCCGGAGCATCAGTGCTGGACAACGGCATCACATGGACGTGCGTCGGTCGGCAAATAAAGGACGCCCGCTGTCCGCGCACGAAAGTGGTGGCCCAGCGAGGCGACGCCGCCGGCGCGCAGGCCTTGCTGGAGCAGTTGTTCGACGAGGCCTTCGGCGCGCGCTGCGGGCGCCAGCTGATCGTCGACCGCCTGTTCGAGGTGGTGCTGGTGCTGCTGCTGCGCCAGCTGATCGACGATGGGCGCGTCGCGGCCGGCCCGCTCGCCGGCCTCGCCCACCCGCAACTGGCGCGCGCGCTGGTGGCGATGCACGAATCGCCCCAGCAGGCGTGGACGCTGGCGCGGCTGGCGCAGCGCGCGGGGCTGTCGCGCAGCCGCTTTGCGGAGCTGTTCGCGGCGACCGTGGGGCTGCCGCCGGCGAGCTACCTCGC